ACACGGGTACCATACATTTACGTGTATAATAACCGGATCACCGGGGGGGAAAAATTTAACTAGGTTGCCCTAGCCAAAAAGGTGTACCCCGATGTACACAACATGTGTGTACTTGTCGCACCAATTTGTAGAAAAATATATGTGCCCTTAGATGTACATTGACGACACGAAATTACTTTTGTTTAAAAGCACGTCGTGATCCAACTTCTCTGGCCCACAAAGTTTAGGTTTATTACCAAGATCGACGTCCTTCGATACCTCCCAAGGGTATAATAATGGTGTCATGTAGAGTCGCCTACACTTATCAAGCGTAAAGCGTAAGGATCGGCTCTGTATTCTCTCCTCGTATGAGTTTACGATCGGGAACCGAGCATCTGGAGGATCCAGCGACCATAGATATTCACGGAAACCTTGAAGAAATAACAGCGTGTCGGGGTTGAAGGGGGCGGAGTAAAACAAACCAGATACTATTTTCGCATAAGCTTTATTCGAGCCATTTCTCGCTCGAACGAACGCACACTGACCCAGTGTCACTGTAAGGAGCTTCGCTGGGAGTGGACCCAGGGGTACTGTCTTTAAGAATGATGGTCTATCCTCAAGCGCATCCCTCAAACTTGCGAACAGGAATGGTGAGCACACTTGGCCACTCCATCTCGTCATCTCACCCGCCAACATTGACGCATCCATGGGCTGTGACACCCAATCTTTGAACAAGATTTTGGTATCATCCCCGAACATTCTGCACGCAATGCCGGTAAGGGCGACTTTACAATAGTTCTTGTTCAGTACGACCGCCCAATTCAACCAGTTCACCAGCGTCGTTATAATAGAACCAAACGGCGTGCCCGTGGGCATGCCCTTCAAGACCCTATAAACACCGCGGCCAGGAACAACCACGTTCTTAAACACAATGCCCGACATGCAAAACATGAAGTGTTTGTCAATGGTGTCGGACTTAGGGAAACAGGCGCGCAGCATCCCGAAAGCCACCACCATGTTTTCCTCAACGCACCGCCCATCATGGCAGCTAAGATCCGTTTCGAAAACTTCACAGCCCACCGTCTCTGAGAACTGGCCCGCGTAATGACTGTGGAAGTCCGACTGGC